ATGGAATACCTCTACTACCTCGCATGGCTCGCGGAGAAGAACGCGGGCGGCACGGTGAAAGTCTTCGACGAATGGGTGAAGAGCGTCGCCGCAGTCGGCCACGAGGACGGCCCGGGAAACTAGGCATCCCCGGAGGCGGGGTCGCGCGAGAGATCGCCGAACTCGTCCTCGAACACGGCGTCGACCCGCTCTCTCTCATGCGAACGCCCGCGGACGTAGTGCGCGCGCTCTACGATGGAGCGTCTAAACGACGCGAACGGAGAACTCGAAGACATGGCTAACGGGACGTTCGGCTTCCGCACCGACCGCGAAGGCGGCGTAAAGGTCGAGGGGCTCGCGTCCGTTCAGCGTCAACTCCGGAAACTCGGCGACGACGTTGACTATCAGGCCGCCGAGTTCCTCGCCGTGAACAAGGCGATCGCGTCGGCGGTCGCCGGGGACTCGAAGCGCTTCATCCCGGTACTTTCCGGGAACCTCGCCGCGTCCGTCCGGGAGGCCGCGACGAAGAAGTCGGCGCGCGTCAAGGCGGGCGGAGGCCGGGGCGCGACGTCCGTTCAGTACGCCGGGCCGATTCACTTCGGTTGGCCTGCGCGTCGCATCAAGCCGCAACCGTTCTTCTATGACGCGATCGACCGCCGCCGCGACGAGATCAAGAAACGCTACGAAGGGCTCGTCGACGGCCTCATCAAGAAGTACGACTTAGACGACAAGCGCGGCAAGTAATGGCGCTGATCTCCGTCACCATCTCCGGCAACGCCGCCCCGCTCAAGAAGAGCGTCGACGAATCCGAAGGCCTCCTCGGGCGTCTCGGCGGCTCGTTCACGAAGTTCGGGGCGATAGCCGCCGCCGGAATGGGCGCGGCAGCAGCCGGGATCGGCTTCGCCGCGAAAGCAGCAGCCGACGACGAGAAATCCTTCGAGCAGTTGGCCGTCACGCTCCGCAACGTCACCGGGGCGACCGACGAGATGATCCGCGCCGTCGACGACCAACTCGGGGCGATGAGCCTCGCGACCGGGGTCGCCGACGACAAACTCCGCCCCGCGTTCGAGGCGCTCGCGAGAGGCACGAAAGACACCGAAGAGGCGATGTCTCGAATGAACCTCGTCCTCGACATCTCGCAGGCGCTACAAGTCGATCAGACGACCGTTGCCGACGCGCTCGCTAAGGCGTATCAGGGGAACTTCCGCGCGCTTCAGGCGCTCGCGCCCGAGATGAAGACGCTCATCGCGGACGGCATCGACGCCGAAGGCGCGATGAGCATCCTCGCCGACACCTTCGGCGGATCCGCAGCCGCAGCCGCCGACACCTTCTCCGGGCAGATCGACCGCCTGAAAGTCTTCTTCTCGGAACTCGTCGAGCAGGTCGGCTACTACGTCCTCCCGGTGCTCTCGAAGATCGCGGAGTTCATCGTGAAAGACGTCGTTCCGGCCTTTCAGCGCATCGTCGACAAGTACGGCCCGGCGCTCGCTGAGATCTTCGGGAAGATCGCCGACTTCATCGGAGACAAGGTCGTCCCCGTCATCCGCGACCGACTCCTTCCGTTCATCGAAGAGGTCGCCCGATTTATCGGCGAGAAACTCGTCCCCGTGATCCGTGACGTCGCGATAAAAGTCTTCGACGGCCTGCGGAGCATCTTCGAGAAAGTCTCCGACAAGATCGAAGACAACCGCGACAACATCTCGAAACTCGTCGAGTTCTTCCGGACGCTCGCCGAGTTCGTCGCGACGAAAGTCGCCCCGGTACTCGTCACCGTCCTCGGGAAAGCCTTCGACATAGTCTCGGCGGCGATCGGCCCGGTGATCGACGTCGTCTTCTCACTCATGGGAGCGTTCGCGACTTTCGGAACTTTCTTAGTCAAGGTCGCGGGCTTCGTGCTCGACACCATCGAGAAGATGGTGAACTTCGTGATCGGCGGCATAAACAAGGCCATCGACGCCGCGAACAAACTCAACCCGTTCGCCGACATCCCGAACGTCCCGGAGGTGAGTTTCGGCACGATCGGCGGAACCGCGCCGAGCGCCCCGTCGCGCATGGGAGATAGCGGCCCGGATCGCGTCGAGCGCATGGGTGCGACCACCCCGACGATCCCGACGTTCACCATCCCCGGACTCGGCGGCGGCGACGAAGAAGACGGCGGAGGCGGCGGCGGAGGCGGCGGTCGACGAGCCGTAGCGCGACCCGTCCCGGTCGATATGAGCGGATTCATCGGCATCTCGCCCTCGACCATCATCTCAGGCGGCGGCGGAGGCGGAACGGGCGCGGCTATGGGAACCGAAGCACTACTCGACGGCCTGACGGGCGGCGTGAATATCGTCGTCAACACCGTGAGCGCGGACGCGAACCTCCCGAACCTCATCGTCGAAGCGCTCCAGCAATACAACCTCACGAGCGGCCCGATCGACGTCGCGATCGCCGTCTGACGCCATGCCCGCGAACATCATCACGGGTGGGACGCTCACCGTAGAACTCGACGTCGGCTTCGGGGACGGCTTCACGCTCGACGACACGCAGCAAGGCATCCTCAACGGGACGACCTTCGTCCTCGACGGGACGGATCAGTTCGCCGAGATCACCGTGAACTCCGTAGACATCTTCCGAGGGAAACGAACCGTCCTCGACTCCGTCGCCCCGGGGAGGGCGACGATCGTCGCGATCGACAAGACGCGAGCCTTCGACCCCTACAACGAGTCGAGCGTCTATTGGGACGAGTTCGACGACACGCCCGGCCTCTCCCCGCTCCGGCAGGTCAAGATCACCCGGAACTCGACGACCATCTTCCGCGGTCGGGTCGTCGACTTCATCTATGACTACGTCGGCCCGAAGAAGATCCCGACGGTCACGATCATCGCCGCCGACGACCTTTTCATCCTCGCGAACTCGTTCCTGAACGCCTTCACGCCGTCCGCCGAACTCTCCTCCGCGCGCGTCACCACGATCCTCGACCGGACGGAAGTCGGCTACTCGGCGACGCTCCGAGACATCACGACCGGGACGGCAACCCTCGGGAACTACGCGATCAGCGAAGGCACGAACGCCCTCGACTACCTCCGGCAAATCGACTCGGCGGAACGCGGACGCCTCTTCGTTCGCGCCTCTGACGGCGACCTCGTCTTCCAGCCGCGCATCGGGAACACCCTCTCCGGGCCGTCCGTCACGTTCGCCGACGACGGAACCGCGACGCCCTACCGCGAAGTCTTCGTCGACTTCTCCGTCGACCAAGTGCTGAACCGCGTCACCGTTCAGCGCACCGGAGGAACCGCACAAACGGCGACCGACACCGCCTCGATAGCGCTCTACTTCACGCAGGCCGAGACCATCACGAACTCGCTCCTCTCGACCGACGCGCAGGCGCTCACCCTCGCGAACTACCTCCTCGACGGCGAACCCGAGCCGCGCTTCTCCGGCGTCGTCACCTTCTTCGGCTCCCTCACCACGGGCCAGAAGAACGCCGTCGCGGACGTCGAGATCGGCGACACAATCAGCGTGAAGCGCACCTTCACCTCCGGGAGCCCGCTCTCAGTCACCGAAGAACTCTCCGTCGAAGGCATCCAGCACCGGATTGACCTACGCGGCGAGACGGTCACGTTCTACACGGCCCCGACCAGCATCGTCTATGAACTGGTCTTAGACGACGCGCTCCGCGGCCTCATCGACGCCGATAACGTGCTCGCCGCATAAGGTAGGCTCTAGAAACTATGGCGACACCGTTCCCGTTTACCGCCGGGCAAGTGCTCACGGCGGCACAACTCAACGCGATCTCCGAACTCGTCACGAACACGCAGACGGGCGACTACACGCTCGCCGCGACCGACGCGGGCGACCGCGTCATCGCCAACAAGGCGACCGCGATCACGTTCACCGTCCCGAACTCAGTTTTTAGCGCGTCGCAAGTCGTACACATCCACAACATCGGAGCAGGGACTCTCACGATCGCCGCCGGGGCCGGGGCGACCGTCAACGGCGCGGACGTGCTGACCGTGAATCAGTATCAAGGCGGGACGCTCTACTTCACTTCGGCATCGTCGTCTATCTGGTTCCCGACCGCCAAGACGGTGACGAGCGCCGTGGTACAAGTAAAATCGACTGCGAAGACGGATACGTTCACGAGCACGAGCACGACTTACACCGACATTACGGGCCTCAGCGTCTCCATTACGCCGACCAGCGCATCGAATAAAGTTCTCGTTTTGGCGCAACTTACCCTCGGGATCGGGGCCGGAGCCTCGACTGACGTCGGACAGTTCCGCTTCACGGGCGGCAATAGCACGAACTATGTCGGCGACGCGGCAAGCACGCGCACGCGCGGCACGTTCGGCGGCTTCGGTCACGCGGCCATGAACTCGCTGAACCTCGGCCTCTCGATGGTCTACCTCGACAGTCCAGCGACTACCAGCGCCACGACCTATAAAGTTCAGGGGAAAGTCTCGACGACATACACCGGGACTTTCTACGTCAACCGATCGGGCAGCGACAACGACAACGACGGCCACACGCGCGGCGCTTCCAGCATCACGGCGATCGAGGTGACTCCATGACCGACTACGCAGCAGTCCTCAGCAGGCGGCACAAGGGCCGCGAATGGAGCCTGAACGGCGACGATTACGACGGGCTCGTCATGCTTGACGACGGCCCGAAACCGTCGAAGAAATCTCTCGACGATCTCTGGCCGGAAGTGGCAGCCGAAATCGCGGCGGAAGCCGACGCGAAGAACGCGACCATCTCGTCGGCGCGCGCGAAACTCGCAGCGCTCGGCCTCACCGAAGCCGAACTAGCCGCACTCCTCGGAGCCTGAGATGCCGAGCCTCACGCCCCAGCAGAAAGCGGCGCTCGCGTCCTACCTTCGCTCCGTAATCGGCGCTATCGCCGCCGTTATCGCAGCCGGGGCGACCGACCCGGAAGACATCCTGAAGGCCGCGATCGCCGCCCTCCTCCCGCCGATCCTCCGGTGGGCGAACCCGAAGGACTCGGCGTTCGGTCGTGGCGCGTGAACTCCCCGTCGAGCGACTGAGGTTCCCCGTCGGCCTCGTCAAGGCCAAGAACGGCGAACTCGACCCCGCACTCCTCGCCACGATCAAGCCTTACGGCAGGCTCTACGCGACGTCGGCGGCGATCGCGTGGGCCGAGATGAGGGCCGAAGCCCGCAAGGCCGACGTCACCCTGAAGCCGACGTCCTCTTTCGACACGTACCGCCCGCTCTCCGTTCAGACGTCCGTCTTCCTCCAGCGGTATTCGGATAAGCACATTCCGGGCGCGCGCGTGCGTAGATGGAACGGGAAGGACTACTACCAGCGGCCCGGCGTCGCGATGAGCGCAGTCCCCGGGACGTCGAATCACGGATGGGGACTCGCCGTCGACGTCTGGAACGTCGGCCACAACGGGCGCATCGAATGGCTCCTAGATAACGCGAAGCGCTTCGGCTTCTCGTGGGAGGTTCAGTCGGAGCCGTGGCACATCCGCTACGTCCTCGGGGACGATCTACCATGACGGAAGCCGTCCTCATCGCCCTCATCGGCGCGATCGCAGTCATCACCGCCGGACTCCCCGCGACGCTGATCGAGCGCGCCCGGCGCGAAAATGCCGACGACCACGCGCAGGTGCGCCGTAGGCTCGACCGTATAGACGAGCACCTCGACGAGATCGAAGACGCGGTCGACGACGTCGCCGAGACGCTCGGAGCACACATAGACGACGAGGAGGCACATGGCAGGGATACTCGACGAACTGTCGGCACGGAAGAATCAACTAGCGCTAATCCATGAGTGGATCGAGGCGCGCCCGAAGAAAGAGCGCGAGGAATGGCTCGAAGCGCTCCGGCGCGCCGACCTCTACTCGACGTCGTCGATCTTCGCGCTTCTCACGAAGCACGGCCTCGAAGGAATCAACGAGAACTCAGTCGTCAGATACCGAAGGAAACTCCCGGGCTATGTCTCCTCGCGATGAACTCCAACGGCTCGCCGTCGTCGAAGAACTCCAGACGGCCCTAAAGAAGGCTCAGCAGAAACTCGCGAAACGCGAGGAGGATCGCGCCGCGCTCGTCGAGGCCGTCTACCGGGCGGCGCGCGAAGCGGCCCTCGCGCTCAAGACTCCGAAGCCGATCAGGGCCGAGCGCGACAAGCGCGCGAAGAAAGCCGAGGTCGCCGTGATCCATGCGACCGATTGGCAACTCGGGAAGAAGTCGCACTCCTACGACGTCGAGACGTGCGCGCGCAGGATCGAGACGTTCGCCGCGAAAGTCCTCCGCATCACCGAGATCCAACGGAAAGACCATCCCGTGCGGGAGGCCGTCCTCATGCTCGGCGGCGACATGGTCGAGGGCATCGACATCTTCCCCGGGCAGGCGTGGGAGGTCGAGGCGTTCCTCTTCGAGCAACTCTTCGAGACGGTGCGGATCATCGAGCAACTCGTCCGGACGCTCTCGGCGAACTTCGAGACGGTGCGCGTCGTCTGCGAGTACGGGAATCACGGACGGATCGGGCGCTTCGGCGTCATGCCGAAAGGCGACAACCTCGACCTAATGGCCTACAAGATCGCGCAAGACCGCACGCGCGACCTCGGCGTCTCGTGGCAGATGAGCGACGACTTCTATCAGCACTTCACGATCGGGAACTATCGGGCGCTCCTCGTACACGGCGACGAGATCCGCTCCTTCGGCGGGACGCCGATCTTCGCGATCATAAAGAAGTTCACCGGATGGGCGTCGGGCGTCGTCCCGGCATGGGACGAAGCGTTCATGGGCCACTACCACACGCCGCTCGACCTCACGATCCCGTCCGGGGCGAACGTCTACGTCACCGGAAGCCCTGAGTCAGGGAACCGCTACGCCGCCGAGTCCCTCGCCGCTCAGGGCCGACCGTCGCAGCGCCTACACTTCGTCGACCCCGAGAAAGGGCAGACGACGGCGAGGTTCACCGTATGGCTCGACTAGACGCCTCCCTCGCGCTCGTCGTCTGGCACGACGCGCACTCCGAGGAATCATGGAGCCGCCTCTCCGACCTCGACCCGGAGCCGTACGTCGTCGAGACGGTCGGCTTCCTCTTCCCCGACGCGAAGCCGGGTCACGTCGTGATCGCTCAGTCGATGGGCTCCGACGACTCGATCGACTCCGTCCTCCAGATACCCGCCGGAATGGTCGTCTCCGTCACCCTCCTCGGGAATCCACCACAAGAGCACAACCCCTGACTAGAGTCGTCTTCGAGTCATAAGGAGGCTCAGAATGACCAGCAAGACAGACGACGCGGAACTCTTCCGCTATCAGCGCCTCTTCGGCGTCACCGAAGACGGCCTACAGATGAAAGTAACGCTCATCAGCGACGACCGAGGTAGAATCAAGTCGGCCTCGATCCAGATGAGAGCAGTCGAGGGCCACTTGCCGCCGACGGCGCATCCCTCGCTATGGTCGACCCCCTTCACCCTGACGCCGAACATCATCGGCGACGACGAGTTCGGAGGCGCGGCATGAACCCCGTCTTCGCGATAATGGCACTCTCCGCGATGGGCGTCGTCGGCGTCACCGGGCTAGCAGTCCTTCCCCCGGACTCGCAGTTCGAGCCGACGACGCCCACCGCCTCGATCGTCGACCCGTGGGCCGAGATACCGCTCCCCGACACGCTCCCTGAAGCCTCGGAGAGGCCTCTCCCGAGCCCGCAGACGAGCGAACCCGCCCCCGACGGCTACTGCCCGACCCTCGTCTCCCTAGCGCGTCTGGAAGGCTTCACGCCCGACGAGACGGCCCTCCTCACCCGGATCGCATGGCACGAGTCCCGCTGCGACGAGAAGATCCTCGGCGACCTCGACCTCGGCGTCTCGTGGGGCATCCTCCAGATACACGGCCCGACATGGTGCGAACCGTCCCGCTATTGGCCTTCCGGCTACCTACAAGCCGCGCTCATCCTCGAAACGTGCGACGAACTCCTCGACCCGGCGATCGCCGTCAAGGCCGCCCGGGCGATCTATCTGGAGGGAGGATTCGAGTCATGGAGCACTTACGAAAAGGCTCTCGGAGAATGACCGCTATCCTCCTCGGCGTCGTCGTAGCCTTGTGGATAACGATGGGAACTCTCGCACTACGCAGACGCCGCCGACGATGATCGCTCGCGAAGAATGGCTCCAAATACCGCTAGAGGCGCGTCTCGTCGAGCAGGCCACGCACGCCGAGGACGAACTCCTACGCGATGACCTCATGGAAGCAGTCCGCAAGATCGACACGCTCGCCGCGAAGATCCTCGACCTAAACACGGAGATCACGAGACTCGAACGTCTCGCTACGGCGGTGACGCCTTACTAATGCTCGACGACATCCTGAAGGAGGCGGACGCGATTGTTCACGGCCCGCGGAATGAGCAGTACGGCGACCCGATCGACGACTACTCGCGCGTCGTCGAAATCTACAAGGCGCTCTCGGGCCGCGACCTCCGCCCGGAAGAAGGAGCGCTCTTCATGCTCTCCGTCAAACTCGCCCGCCTCGACAAGAACGCGCAAGTCGGCAAGGTTCACCGCGACAGTCTCGTCGACGCCGTCGGCTACCTATGGGTCTACGGCTCGATCATGGAAGCACTCGGAAGAGACGTCGCATGAGCACCCCCGAGAAGCAGAAAGGCGACCGGGCCGAACGCGCCGTCGTCGAATGGCTACAGTCTCTCGGCTTCACGAAAGCGCACCGCATCCGCGCAGGCTCACCGGACGACGTCGGCGACATCGAACTCGGCCTCCCGAGCGTCGTGATCGAAGTGAAGGATCGCGGGAAGATCGACCTCCCGGCGTGGATCCGGAAACTCGGCATCCAGAAAGCGAACAAGGACGCAGCGCTCGGCGTGATCGTCGTCAAGAAACGCGGCTCCTCCGATCCGTTCGAGTGGAGTTACGTCATCGACGCCGCGACCCTCGTCAACATCCTGACCGCGAGAGAGTTCCTCAAGAGAATCTCCGAGTGAAGCACGCCGACGTCCGTCTCCAGCCGTGGCAAGTGTTCTACGCGCGCGACGAAGCCGCCAGACGCCACGAAGAGCAGACACGGATCGGGGCTCGCACCGGGACGACCGCGAAAGTCGGCCTCGACTCCTACACGGCGCACGAGATCGGGACAATCTGCGAACTCGCTACCGCCGTCTATACGGGCATCCCGGAGAAGTTCTTCGACGACGCCGACTCGAAAGCGCCCGACCTCGGCCTCATCGAGGTACGCGGCACGAGAAAGCAAGACGGCGACCTCCGCGTCTACAAGCCCGACATCGAGAAGGCCGACTTCATGGTGCTCGCGATCCTGCGCGAGTGCTCCGACGCCGGGGCGATCGTCACGCTCGCCGGATGGGCATGGAGCGAGCACGCATGGAACTACTCGAAGCCCGCACCGTTCCCGCCGCACCCCAAACGCGGCCCCGCCCGCTACTACTCGCGGAACTCGCTACACCCGATGACTACACTCGTGAAAAGTCACAACTTCATGGAGGCATGGTAAAAGATGAGCGGATTCTCGTTAGGCGACTACGTCACCGTCAACGAAAGACTGAAAGCGGCCCTAGAAAAGTTCCCCGATCTTCGCGTCGTCGAGGACGCCCCGAAGTTCGTCGAAGCGCCGGACGGGAAGACTTTCGTCGAGGTCTCGATGACCGTCTATCGCACGCCAGACGACCCGCTTCCTATGCGCGGCTTCATTCACGAGGAGTACCCGGGGAAGACTCCTTACACCGCCGGGGCCGAGCAGCCGAACGCCTCGACGAGTTGCCTCGGACGCATTCTCGGCTTTATGGGCTTCGGGATCGGGAAGAGCCTCGCGTCGAAGGATGACGTCGATCGGCGGGAGACGTCGAAGCCGTTCACGCCTCAACGTCCGAAGGTCGTCCCGGTCGTCTATCCGGACGGCGAACCCGTCTCCGATCCGTTCACCGGGAAGCAGCAGCAGCGCGAGGAGTATCCGCCCGGAGACGTCTCGAAGGCTCAGATGGGCAAGATCCGCGCGCTCGGCAGGGAGAAGCAAATCGTCACGACGAAAGGCCTCGCCGAGGCGATCAGCCCGATCGTCGGACGCAAGATCACGAAACTCGACGACCTCTCGAAGCGTGAGGCATCGCAAGTGATCGAGGCGTGGAACCCCGTCATCTCCGATAGCCGGGGCGAGATACCGACCCCGCTTGACGAGGAGCCGTTCTAATGGCATCGCTCACCGTCGGTTCCCTCTTCGCAGGAATCGGCGGAATAGACCTCGGCCTCCAACGCGCCGGGCATCGCATCGTCTGGCACTCCGAGATAGACAAGTTCGCGACTAGAGTCCTAGAAAAGCACTTCCCCGGCGTCCCGAACCTCGGCGACGTCACGAAAATCGAATGGAGGCACGTCCCTTATGTCGACATCATCGCAGGCGGCTATCCCTGCCAACCCTTCTCGACGGCAGGCAAAAGGCGAGGCGCGAAAGACGCGCGACATCTCTGGCCGTACTTCCTCGACGCCATTCGCACACTACGACCCCGCTACGCACTCTTGGAGAACGTGCGAGGACACCTTACTCTCGGCTTCGCAGACGTTCTCGCCGACCTTGCCGCCTGCGGGTATTCTGCGGAATGGCAAGTTATACCAGCGTCCTCGATCGGCGCGCCACACCGCCGCGACCGTCTCATCGTCGTGGCCTACGCCGACCGCAAGCGATCACATTCGCAGGAAATCCACGCAGCAGAAACCGGGGAGTCGTCACTCTCTGACTCTTCCGGACGCGGTCGAGAGATGGCCGACGCCGACGGTCGACGACTCGAAGAACGTGAATCCGAAACCGAATCGGCGATCGGGGCTAGTGGCCGAAGTGATGAAGCGGGAACTATGGCCGACGCCGAGATCTTCTTCGGCGATGGCGGCCGACATAGACACGGTGAGAAGTTCGCCGAGAATGACCCGGGGCTTTCAGACTTTCTCTCGTCTCGAAGAGCATCTGGCTCGGAGAACTTCGGTATCTGGCAAACTGAACCCGACGTGGGTCGAGTGGCTGATGGGGTTCCCGCTCGGGTGGACAGACTTAGAGGATTAGGTAATGCCGTCGTTCCACAACTTGCGGAACTCATAGGAATCCTTATCGCCGAGCACGCTGAACACAACTGAAGAACGCGAGCCTCGCTCGTCGTCGCCCGTCGCGTGAGAACGGGGGAAGCGTGAAAGACGCCCGCGCCTAATCCGCGTGAGTTCGCCCGTCAGATAGGCCGGGAACGTGCGCGTCACGATGAGGGCGCGTCTAGTGTGAACCGAGCGACAGTCGGACGGGTGGAGCCCGGGAGGGCTCTCACGAAGTCAAGGCTCTAGGGCTCGCAGTAAACTCTCAACGAAGAACGCTCTAGAAGGGACGCTCGAACTAAAGCCCGTCGGATCGGCTCGGCATGGTGAGCGAGGCGCGAGCGTCAGCGAAGCGCGACCGGGAGCGCGAGGGCAGGCGCCCTCGCATAGAATGAGCACGTCTCCGAAGGAGTCAGATGAAGCGGACGAACAAGGCCTATAACTCGACGTGGCGCAAGGTGCGTGCGACGGTGCTCGAACGCGACGGGCATCGCTGCCTAGTCGGGATGGAAGGCTGCCGAGGCGTCGCGAATCAAGTCGATCACATCGTCCCGCTCGCGTTCGGCGGCCCGGCCTATGAGTTGTCGAACTTGCGCGCGTCGTGCTCGTCGTGTAACTCCGGGCGCTCGAACAAACTCCGACGAAAGCCGAGCCGAGCATGGTGAACCGTTGCGTCTGCGATCGCATCGCGCGCCCGACGTGCCAGACTGAACGCGATGACGACTGACCGTTTCTTCCCGAGAGGCACGGAACAC